GTAAGCCTACAAGAAAATTATTATCACTTCGTCAATGGGGAGCAAGTAGTTCTGCTGATGCAAGAAAAAAAGGAAGAGCAATACTGAAAAGAAACAAAGCCAAAAAAGCATAAGGAGGTAATTATGTATCATACTGGTGGCAAAAAAAAGAAACCAATGAAAACCAAAAAAATAGGCATGAAGAAAAAGCCTAAAAAGACAAAAAAGAGAACTGTCTAGTTTCTGTCTAGTTAAAGTTCTTGACAACCATTTTCAAATAATTCTATCATTAATCTGTCTAGTGGTGTCTAGTTTGGAAAAAATTATTCAGTGTTATCAAGGGCTTACAAGGCATTACAACTGACTTTTAATCAGTGGGTCGCAGGTTCGAATCCTGCCGGGCTCACCACTAATACCAGTAAGGGTTACAGCTTGTATCCCTTATCAGCATTAGGATACAAAAAAGTTGGTTGTCCGAATTTAGTCCTAATCCACTCCGAATATAATCCGAAAAAAACACTAAAAATAGACCTTTTTTGACCAAAAGTGTCTAGTAAGTGTCTAGTTGGATTTCAAACACTCCACTGATTGAGAACTGATTGAATGCTTTTAGTGTTTGACATACTATGCGAATACGCATATTATATAAGCACAAATAAGCAGAAACTATTATGGAGTAGGAAATGCTAACATTAAATAAACTTATGAATACGGACAGAGGTAAGCTAGTTCTTATCTTTATGTCTGAAACTGTATGTTGGACAACAGAACAGCTACAGTTTGAGATCAAACAACAAAAAGGCTTAGCAAAGGTTTTCATTAGCAAGTTAAGGAGTAAATGATTATGAGAAAAAGAGTTTATAGATTTCAATATGATGGTTACATCAAAGATTGTCCTAAATGTGGTGGTCGATTTGAAGATGGATTTTATGTTCCAAAAAAAACTAAAACTTTAAAATGTCCTCGTTCTGTTTGTAAGCATGAAGGAACTTGGGAAGACTTTAATGATCTCATGGATTTTGATTTTGCTATGATTGAAGATAGATTTTACAGACATAAATCTGAGTACTTAAAGGATTTAGAAATTAAAAATTTTGATAAAATGATTGATAATTTTATAGATGGAGCAAAGTGATGATTAAACCATCTTATGACAAGTCCAATAATGTTTTTTATTACAGAGATAGAGGTAGGAAGGTTGCTACCTCTGCTACTATTGAAGGACTTGATAAAAAACTTATTGATCTAGGTTACAAAGTAAAACCAAGAAAAGAAACAAGTCAAGTAACTGTGCAAGATGCTTTTACTTTATTCTTACAAGAAAAGCAGCCACCAGTAGTAAGAGAAAAAACTTATCGAGATTACAAGAACTTCATCAATATTTACAATGAAGACAATAACTTGCGTATTGATAACAAACTTATCCTACATAAAAGGTTGTTTGAAATAGATCGAAGCTACATGTTATCTGTTTTGAAGCTACTGAAACATAGATACAGTAATAAATCAGAGGTCAGTATCAATCACTGGTTTGGTATATTGAAAAACGCCCTTGGTTTTACTTATGAATATTATTCTTTCAATACAAATCCTATGATTGACAAAGAACTGAGATTTAACTTTGAAAAGAAGAAAGGTTGGTCACCTTCAAGAAAAGATGCCTTAATTGTGCTTGATGCAGTGGATAAATATTGTCTACCATCTCATGCTTTATTCACTCATCTGTGTGCTCATGGTCTTAGGGCTTCTGAAGCTAATGGTCTAAAAGTACATGACTTTGACTTTGAGAGAAAAAGGTTTGAGATAGTAAGAACAGTAGATGCAAATGGTTGTGTAAATAAAACAAAATCATCCTCTAGTGCAAGATTTGTCAAAATGGATAGTCATCTTATGAAGAAGATATTGAAGTTTACAGAAGGCATGAAAGCGACAGATTGGTTATTCAAAGGTATAGGGGGCAAACCCAAAGGTCAAAAAACTCTCAGAGAAAATGGACTAAAGAAAGCCCTTAGAATACTCAGAAAGAAAAATCCAAACTTTATCTGGAGAGGTGGTATGCACCCACTCAGACACTTTTATGCCAGTATTGTATTACAAGTAGGCATAAAAAAAGGTAAGTCACCTATATGGATGAGTAAGCAGCTAGGACACTCTAGTTTTACCACAACTGTTAATATGTATGGTCATATTATTGATGATGATGATGATGCAATGGCTGAAGAATTATCACCAACTAAGAGATAACAAAAAGGTTTCTAGCCCTACCAGGTGATCTTTGAATCTTGCCATCTTCTTCTAATCGTCTGATGGCATACTCAATCGCATCACTTGATTTAATATTTAAAGCATCCATTATCTCTTTACGAGTTGGTGATATATCATTTTTCTTGGTATATGTTTTTGTAAATTTAATTATTTTCTGACCTAGTTTTGTCATAGATAAGTCCTCTTAATCTTTGCAAATACCAATCAGCTTTGTTTAAATCTTCAAGACCATTTTTATGTGGATATCTCCATACATACTTAATGATTTGACCTTGGCAAAAAGCATTGAAGCCTTCTTTACCTAAAGCTGATTGTATTGCATCAATTGTTTCAATATTTCCCTTTGTGTAATGAGGTGGTTTGTTTATTAAGTCTTTTGGCATTACCGAGGTCTTTGATAATTTCCGTCAAACTGGCCATAATCATTCTCCGATTTTGGGGCTGGTGTGTTTTGTTGGGGAGCACCTCCCTGATTTTGATAGCCACCACCTTGATTCTGGTAGTTATTCTGACTTTGCTGATAACCACCACCTTGGCTCTGTTGATTTGGCTTTTCACCTTTACGACACAAAATCTCAATACCACCTTTTTTAGGGTCAAAGTTTCTCAGTATAGTAGGGTGATTATTTCCCATGTTGGGATTAGGTGGTAAGATTACACCTATCCTTGTGGCATATTCCCATTTGTATCCATTCTGTTTGTTGCCTTCAACAAAGTAAATATCAAATTGTTCATTTATCATATTGTAACCTGCTTTCTGTTAAGTTAAAAAGTTGTTTGTATAAATTGTATAATTCTGGATCATCTTGAAATATTGCTATTTCATTTTGCAGTTTCTGATGTAATCCAGGACTATCTTTATCACCTAAAAGTTGTTGTAAATTCTGACAACCATTTAAATGTCCTTGTATAATGGCAAGAGCAGCTTGTTTTTTGAAATTGTCATTTGTACCAAGATATCTATCAAAGGTAGCTGCACAAATCCTTGTCCATTCTATGACTTGTTCTGGTGTAACTATAGTCTTTGCACCAACACCATTTTGAACTATGCCACAACAAAAAATGTTTCTACTGTCATTCCCATTCTTTTGATAAGCCATTAATAGTACCCCATGCCATAAAGTAAGAGGTAGACGATATAGATGCTAAAAAAAAGCATTCCCATACCAATAAATTCAATAAGCATTTTTAAAAAATTCATTCGCATCTCCAAAGTTGTTTAATAATTGCTAGTGTGTCTGTGTCTATGTCATTCCAAACATAATGATTGAAATTAGGTGTAATTCTTCTTGTAAGGTCCAAGATATCGTTTGAATCCTCTAAAAGGTTTTGTCTTGTAAATGCACTAATTCTGATATCTTGGAAGCTGCTATTAAGATAGCTTTGTTGCATTCTCTCACAGTTATCTTCATCAAATATCTTGTAATCAAAAGCCGAAGCATAAATAACGATTGGTTTTTTTCTGGCTAGATAAGTGTATATTGAAGCCTGTCTGATGGTATGTGGCCTTGGTGCAGATAAAGCATAAGGTTTTCTTTTTTTTATCTGACCATCTTTACCTAAAGGCAACATTGCACCAGACCACTGCGTTTTCAGTTCTATAAATTCTTTCTTTGTTTCAAAATCAATGAAGCCACTAACAGGACATTTTAGACCTTTAACATCCTGGTTATAAGTCGTTTGTGTATCTGTTATCGTTGTTTTCAGTTCACTGAAAGCAGCTAGTATATTGTCAACAACATCATTAAGCTGATCAAGGCATACTACTTTTTGAAACTTGTCCTTTTCAGTTACAGGTTCATGTAAAGATAATACTTCTTTCCAATGCTGCCTTGCTTCTTTTTCTGGCTTACCACCTAAAATATCTTCTGCACATGACTCAGCACATTTGCCAGACCTCATCTTTGCATTTACTGGTGATAGCCTATCTCTTTCAACTGGACCAAAGTATTTGACTATGAAATAATCCTGTGGACAGGTTTCAACATCTGTTCTGCTATGTGTCCATGTCCAATCTTCATTATAAGCGATATCTAGCATAAATATAGTTATATATGCAGATACGCATATAGTCAAACAAAAAATATTAGACATAAAAAAAGCCACACAAAATGTATGGCTTTTATTAGATTATTCTAAAAAGAATTATGGAGCAAACAAGCACCAATCAATTAAAGTAGCAGCAACTATCTCGTCACAATCTTTAATAATTTTGCTATCATAGCCAAACAAACAAAACTTGCCCTTATAAAAAGAGCAGACACCCATCCACCTTTTATCGTCTGGTGACTTGGCATAAACAAGCCTTCCATTAGCTTCTGTCAGATCATTCATAAATATATTTTTAAAAATATAAAATTTATTATCTTTTCTAAAATTACTATATCTAAGACTTGGATTGATTTTATTTGAGGTATTACTACTTGATACTTCACAAACTGCACTTTGATTTTCATAACCTTTGTAGTAAGTCGTTGCAATTTGTGTTGGCATACCTGGATGAATACTTCTTACATTATATTCAGATGACCAAGTTCCTATCACTGGTATACTAACCAAATCATTTAGTCTTGGTACATCAAAGGCTTCATTAAATTCTGGATATGTTTTTTCCAATTTACTTTGTGTCTGAGCAGAAAGACCATGTTTGGCTCTACCTTCTCTGTCATTTAAAAAACCAGTAATGGTACTGGGGGCTATGCCTGCTTCTTGTGCCAACTGACTTGGTGATATTCCATGCTTGCGAGATAGGTCAAGGATGACCTTCTTCATGTGTTCTTTCTCCATGTCTATGACATTATCATCTATTACACTCATTTTCTACTCCTAATTTACTCCGATTGCGTTATCGCATAGATTATATTAACTTTGCATATATGTCAAACAATAGTAATAAAATGATTATAAAAGCCATAGAAGACACATTTGGTAGCATTTATGCAGCAAGTCAAAAACTAGATGTTGATTATAGTACCTTATACAGATGGAAGCAGGGTACTCAGTTTCCCAATATCAAAACCATAGAAAAGATTATGAAAGATAATCCAGGTCTTAACCAACTTGTGAAGGATTATTCAAGCTGATGATGATGAGACAGTGCAAAGTTTGTAAGAAGTTTAAAAAATTTGCTGACATGGCTTACAATCGCTGCGTTTATACTGGTCATAAAAAAATACTCAATAAATGTAATATTTGCTTACAACACGAAAGAAGAAATAAAAAAGTTGTTAATCCAGACTCACAGATAAAACCATCTATCTATGTAGAAGAAGAAGCCTTCTTTGAAGATGATCCAAGAGCACTAAGAGAAACAGAACCTGGTCGATATATTCGTCAAGGCACAATACTGCCAAAAGGCAAGGTTGAGTATGACTGATAGCAGAAACAAGGGCAAAGGTTTTGAATATGAAGTCATACAGCTTCATCAAGATCATCTTGGTCTACAACTGAAAAGAGACATAGAACAATACAGAGTACAAGATCATGGCGATCTCATATCAGAAGATAAAGACTTTCCCTTTGCCATAGAATGTAAAAGACGAAAAAATGGGTTTTTACCAGAAAAAAACTGGTGGGTACAGGCTTGTACTGCTGCTAATTTATGTAGGAAAATTCCTATTTTAATCTACAGATTTGACCGATTACCAGTGAGAGTAAGAGTTCCAATGTCTATTTTAAACAAAGTAGAAGTACAAGAAAGAGATTGGAGATATGTCACTGACATGGATTTTGACACTTATGCCATGATTGTAAGAGAGATGTTATGACATGGTTACACATGATGAAAGTTAGACTGTGTATGCGTTGCAAGGTTGCACTGTGTAACCATAAATGTCCAATCTGTGGGTTACACCAATGAATGAAACCTTTATCATCAAGTCATCTTTGAAAGATAATTATTCCATTATACCTAATGATGTTATTAACAATGGAAGATTGAGTTCTGATTGCCTGGCTGTGCTTGTTTATCTGCTATCTAAGCCCTCAAACTGGGTCGTTAAGCCCAGTAATATCCAAAACAGATTTGGCTTTGGTAAGGATAAAGCCTACAAGGTTATAGCTGATCTGATACAGGAAAGATACATAATCAGAGAAGAAGTGAGAACTGAGGGTAAGTATGCTCAATTCACCTATTATGTTTATGATTCACCATTTCCGTGTTTACCGGATACGGCTGAACCGGATACGGCAAACAAGGACACTACTAAGTATAGAGATATACTAAGTAAAGAAAAGATACAAATGGCAGAACAGGATAAACCTGTTCCACAGAATGAATGGCAATGGTATAAGAATTGGCTTGCAGAATACACTTCTTTTAAAGAAGCAGGTGATATTGTTGGACAACTTTTGTCTATGGCTTTTAAGGCTGGTTACAAGACCAAGGAAGAAAAAGACAAACTGGTTTTAGCTGTCCTTCAAAGGGGAGCAGAGAACAAGCCAGAAGGAAATGTCCGTGCCTATCTTTTTAAGATTTTTCAGAATATAACCACCGAGAACAAGTATGAGGACAAGGATGCTAACAAATGGCAGTTGTACGCACAAATGTGGCAAAAGGGCAACTGGTATATTAATACCTGCCCTCGGCCAGATGATCCCAGTTTTGTGAATTTTTGCCCTAAAGAATATCAACATTTATTTGAGAGGAACTATGGAAGCCAGTGAAATTGCCGATAGGTTTGAAGAGATGGTAGATGTATTGTCCAGAATGCCACCTGCTATCAAAAGACAGAAATTCACCTCGTGGATTGATTATGTCAATGATCCGAATACAGCTTATGGATATTCTGAGGTTAAATTGTCAAGGCCGAAACCAACACCAAAACAGATTGACAGGATGGACCAGGCTTTACTGTGGATTAATATGCTTGAGACAAAAGAAGAGCAGAGATTAATCTGGGCCAGAGCACATAAGTTTCCATTGAGGAAAATTGCAGGGCTTATGGGGATATCAAAAGATACTGTGAAATATAGGTGGATGGCTGCTTTGATAAAGTTATCGTATAAAATATGAAAAAAAATAATTATCTATCTAGACAAGTCAGACAAAAAGTGTATAGGATTTTTATATAATGCCGATTTGTTTGTTATGTGTTCCTACTCCAAAGTATAATTGCGTAAAAAATAGGTCGGCACTATGAGAAAATATCAATACAAACCAGGCATAGATTGGCAAGAGATAGAAGCTAGGGTGAGAAGTGGTGAGCCTTTGCTTAGAGTATCCAAGGATTATGATATCTCAAGACAAGCGATTATCAAGAGATCAAGAAAAGAAGGTTGGCTTGATAGTAATAAGAAAATAAGGTTAGCTAAGAAAGTGGTTACAGGTGTAACCAAGGAAAAGAGTGTAACCTTAAAGAGTGTTGCTAAACCTTTTAGTAAGTACATACAGAAACACGCAAAGGATAAACCAGAGACAATAGACAGTATCCTCGGATTACTTAGGTCTGGTAACCCCAGAAAGATTGCAGTGCAAGCAAGTGGGGTGAGTATGGATAGTTTTTTGCGTTGGGTAAGAGAGGATATGTCTTTTGCCGATAATGTACGCAAAGCCGAAAGCATGGCTGTGGCTGACAGGTTACAGAACATTTCAGCAGCAGGTAAAAGAGGTGATTGGAAAGCTGATACTTGGGTTTTGGAAAGAACGCACAAAGATATATTTGGTGAAAAAGAAAGCAAGAACAATAACTTAGCAGTACAGATCAATATTAATCGTGGTGACAAAGAAGAGATTGTAGATATACATACCACTGATACTAAATCAGTTGACTAATCTTCTGTAACCTACGGATTTGGTAGGATTTACAAATACAACTAGACACTTTTGCTAGACCACCCCCCAGGCAAAGCCCCACAGGGTAGGTCTGTTTGCGAAGACGAAGACATATAACAAACACGCACCCACGCACAAAAAATTAAAAAATTACAGGTTGCACAATGGCAGAAGTAAATTCACCATTCGCTAGAAGAATGATGGCACAAAAACTAATGATGGATAACAAGACAAATCCATTTGAGCAGAGTGAGTTTTTCCAGCCTAGTGATGCTTTAGAAGCACCTAGGGTCACAGGAATGTTATTGCCATTTTCGGCAAGAAGATTTGGTGATGAAAAAGATTTAAGATTGGCAGTGCCAGAATTGGTATCTGATTTCTTTGATGCCACTGTTGGTAATACAGGAAAAGCATTGAGAGGTGAACTTGGTGTTCCAAGTGTAAACAATCCTGCTTTCACAGGTGCTGTAGCTGATATGGGAATGAATGTTACTGGTGGTTCTTTATTAGGCTCTAACCTAATAAAAGGTGCTGTACCAAAAAATGCTTTAGCTATGGGCTTATTTAGTGGCTCAAAATCTGTTAAGTCACTAGATGATATAAAAAATAAATACCCTAATGTTGATTTATCTGTTTCTAGCAAACCAGAGGGTATTACACTAAGTAAGATTGTTGTTCCAGAGAGTGCTAGGTCAGAGGGTATTGGTAGCAACGTAATGAAAGACCTAATTAAATATGCAGATGAAAATAATTTGCCTATAGCCTTAACACCTGACAGTTCTTTTGGTGGTAGCAAGACAAGATTAAAATCTTTTTATAGAAAGTTTGGTTTTAAGGATAACAAAGGCAGAAACAAAGATTTCTCTTTTAGGGAATCTATGATTAGACAGCCAAAACAAATTGAAAGAGTTAAACCAGGTGATATAGCCAAAGTTGTTCCACCAACTGATAAGTCTGATGGTATCTTTGCTTTTCATGGTAGTGGTGCTGATTTTGATGAATTTAAATTAAGCAAGATAGGAACAGGAGAAGGCAACCAGGCTTTTGGTTATGGTTTATATTTTACTGATAGCGAAGATATAGCTAAGTTTTATAAAAATCAAATTTTAAGAACACAAAATGTCGAGTTTAATGGTAAACCTATCAAGTTTTTGTCAGATAGCCAAGATATTGATAATAAAACAGTTGTATTAGGTAAAATTAGAGATCGTATACTTGGTGGAAAATTAAATTCAAAAGAAGCTATTGATAGTGTCAAAAGTGAATATCAGCAGACTATTGACAATAGTTTTGATCTGTCAAGACCACTTAATAAAATTGACAAAATGAATTATGATTCCATAAAATCAGATTTAGATTACATAAATACTTTAGATGCTAAAGATTTTAATTATCAGCCAGGCAAAATTTATGAAGTTAAAATTAAAGCAGTAACTGATGATTTGATAGATTATGACAAGCCTTTAAAAGATCAAAACGAAAAAATAAAAAAAATATTAAAACCTTATTATGAGTATTATGGAGTAGCTCAAACTGCTGATTTTGGCACTTTATTAGAATCTACTTACAGGCATTTACCACAAGATGTTTTTACAGAAAGACTATCAAAAGAAGGTATTAAAGGTATAAAATACAAAGCAGGACAATTAACATCTGGTCAAGAAGATTCTAAAGCAACAAACTTTGTTATATTTGATGACAAAATCATAGATATTATGGCTAAGTATGGAATTACAGGTGCTATTGGTGTTTCAGCCATGAAGAGTATAAATGGTGGGTCTGAAAGCAACACCTTACCAAGTGATGCTTGATGGCAAGAAAAACCATTCAGTTAGATTACACTCCTCAACCTAAACAGGAGTTATTGCACAAGTGTAAGGCTAAACAGATATTGTTTGGTGGTGCTGCTGGTGGTGGCAAAAGCCATAGTTTAAGATGGGATATCATTGCTTTTTGTTTGGAGAACCCTGGTTTAAATGCCTTTATTTTTAGAAGGTCATTACCAGAATTAGATGCCAATCATATTCAGCCTTTGAAAAAAGAATTACCGAGTGAGTTAGGTAATTATAATGAGACAAGAAAGAGGTATGAGTTTTACAATGGCAGTTCTATTCAGTTTCAGTATCTGGAAAGAGATAATGATTGTGAGAGGATACAGGGTACAGAAATTCATATTGCTGGTATTGATGAAGCAGGTCAGATGAGTGCTTATCAGCTTGGTTATATTAAGAGTAGGATGAGACTAGGTGGTTTTGAGCCCAAGCAGAAAGATTATCTACCAAGGTTGGTAATGACTGCTAATCCAGGTGGTCAAAGTCATAATTTTTTAAAGGCTTTGTATATTGATCCTGCACCTGCAAAAACATATTTTTATGATGTGACCATGAAAGACCCTAATAATCCAAGGGATAAGGGTTGGCTCACAATGTATATTCCTGCAAGGATGGAAGATAATGTTTATATTGATCCATCTTATGCCAGTTCGTTTAGTGGATTGCCTCATGAGTTGGCAAAGGCATTAAGAGAAGGCGATTGGGATTTAGTTGTTGGCTCTTTCTTTGGTGATATCTGGAAAAGAAACATTCATGTTATTAGGCCCTTTGAGATACCAGAATACTGGCTAAAGTTTAGGTCATTTGACTGGGGTTCAGCATCACCTTTTTCGGTAGGATGGTGGGCTGTTGCAGAAGGACATGATGACATACCAGATGGTGCTTTGATTAGATACAGGGAATGGTATGGTGCATCTGCACCGAATAGAGGTTTAAGACTGACTGCTGAAGAAGTGGCAGCAGGGATTAAGGCCAGAGAAAGACATGAAAGAATTGATTATGGTGTAGCTGATCCATCAATCTGGAAGTTTGATGGTGGTCCTTCAATCGGTGAAAGATTGTCTAAAATGGGTATTCGCATGAGAAGGGCTGATAATTCAAGGGTGAATGGATGGGATCAAGTTCGCCAGAGAATGATGGTTGATGATGACCAAAGCATGATTTATTTTTTTGAATCCTGCGTTGATACTATTCGCACATTACCTATTTTGACCCATGACAGAAACAGAGTTGAAGATATTGACACCACACAGGAAGACCATGCAGCAGATGATATTAGATATGCCTGTATGAGTAGACCTTATACAAGAAGATTAGAAGAAGAAGAAGATATTTGGAGACAGCCAACTGTTGAGGAAATGATGAGTAATCTCGACAGGGTTTCAAAGCCAAGTTTTAGGAGATTATAATTGGAAGAATATTACGACAGAGAACCCAGCGATAAGAAACTAAGGGCTGATTACTGGAATAAAGAGATTGCCAGGGCAAGAAGGTTTGAGGAAGATTGGAGAACCAGAAGTTTTGATATTGTCAGAAGATATCGAGATGATGAACCTCAAAGAGTAGAAAGAAACACAAGAATGAATATTTTTCATTCCAATGTGGATACTTTAAAATCTGCTTTGTATTTTAATACACCGAGACCAAAGGTAACCAGAAGGTTTAAAAGCAATGACCCAGCAGCAAGGACAACTGCTGTTGTTATGGAAAGAGCCTTACGATATCAGATGGACCGATATAAGTTCGACAGTGAAGTCACAAAGGCTGTTGAAGATATGCTTATTGTCGGCAGAGGTATTTTAAGGATGAGATATGAGCCAGTTGTTGTTTCTGGTGAAGTTGAAAAGATTAGGGTAAGGCAGCAACCAATAACTGGTATTGGTGGCACTCCACAGGGTACATTGGCTGAGATTACGATTGACCGAAAGTTCTTGGATGAACAGGGCAATGAAGTTGATCCTTCTATGGTCAAGTCAGATGCTATGGGAAGTTTTATAGAAGGTGAGCCTATGGAGTTTGTAGGTGAACAGTCAATTATGTGTGAATATGTCAACTGGCAGGATTTCACTTTGCAGCCTTCTAAATGCTGGTCTGATGTTCAATGGGTTTGTTTTAGGCATTTGATGACAAGAGAAGCCCTTGTTGATTATTATGGTCAAAAAGGTGAGAGAATACCTCTAAGTTATTCAAAGTCTGATGCTGATAGTTATAATACTTATGATGATTATACACAGCCAGATATGGCTGAAGTCTGGGAAGTTTGGGATAAGAGAACTGGCAAGCAGATATTTGTAGCAACTGGTTTCAATGAGGTTTTGGAAGAGTTTGAAGACCCTTATAATTTAGATGCTTTTTTTCCAATGCCAGAGCCTTTATATGGTGTAAGTACAACAGATACAACATTACCAGTACAGGAAATATTGATTTACGAAGATCAGTTGACCGAACTTGATATTATTACGCAGAGAATAGGTGTATTAACAGAAGCTTTGAAAAGAAGAGGTGTTTATGATGCTTCTTTCCAGGAATTGATAAGATTATCAGATGCAGATGATAATGAGTTTATACCAGTTGATAACATGGCTATGTTACAGAATGCAGGTGGTATCGGTGGTGTTATGCAGGAAGCCCCACTTGATAATCTCATCAAGGCATTAACTGCTTTGTATCAGTCAAGAAGAATTGTGATTGATACGATTTATGAGTTAACAGGTATCTCTGACATTATGAGAGGTCAGTCAGCTTCAAGGGAAACTGCAACTGCACAGAGAATAAAAGGTCAGTTTGGTTCAATGCGTATGATAACCAGACAGAAAAGACTTGAGAGATTTCTTGATGAAATCATGGAGATGAAAGCTGAACTGATTGTAGAAAATTTAGAGCCAGATTTATTAGAAAAGATTACATCTATTCAAATCTCACCAGAAACTGTAGCTGTGATGAAGGATGATCGTTTAAGAAGTTATAGGATTTCAGTAGATACTGAGGAAAGTTCTGCAATAGATACTGCGATCGACCAACAGAGAAGAACAGATTTTTTAACAGCAATGGTTCAATTTCTTCAGAGTGTAGGGCCTCTCGTATCCTCTGGAGCATTGGGATTTGACCAGGCTAAAACCATGTTATTGTTTGCAGCTAGGTCATTTCCTGGTGCAAGAGAATTAGAAGAAACACTTGATGATTTACAGCCACCACAACCACAGGCTAATCCTGCTGATAAACTGGTTGAGGTAGAAGCTGCAAAAGTACAGGCAGACACTCAAAAGGCACAGGCTGATGCACAGGTTAAGATTGCGAAGTTGGATTTAGACAGGCAGAAAACACAGGCAGATGTAGCCTTGAAGCAACAAAAATTAGAGATTGATGCAGCTAAATTGGTTAGTGGATGATTTCAAATAGTGAAGCACTTGGTAAAATAGTATGGTTGATGGGTCACTCAAGACAGCATCATGTGTATAGAGTGCAGGATTGTTTTAGGGTGATGATACCAGCTATTGCTAGTCAGAATTTTAGAATATGGGAAGGCAAAAAACATCCTTTAGGTTTTATGACATGGGCTTGGCTCAATGAAGAAAACCACCAGAAATATTTAAAAGGCCAAAAGATTATTGAAAGCCATGATTTTAAAGGTGGCGATAATTTATGGCTCATAGACATTGTTTGCCCTTTTGGAGATGTAAGAAGCCTAATGTCAGAAGGCAGAAAGCATCTAACAGATTTATATGGCAAACATATTGTTAATTTTAAAAGAACAAAAAACGGATTAATTAAAAAGGTAAGATTATAATGGGTAGTGAAAATACAGATGCAGTATCTGATGATGCTGATGCAGGTGGTTTTGCTGATTATTCTGGTATAAGTGGTGGAAGGCCCTCAAGTCAAAGGGGTTTTGAAGATGATATTAGTAATCAAGGACAAACGATAAATATACCACCAGCCCCTGCAGCAGTATCAAACACATTGACAAAAGATGAAATAGCTTCTGCAAGAATGAACAGAAGTGGCTCAGATGACAGTCAAAATTTTTTTGCAAATGCAAATGTACCAGACCCTAGTGATTTTAATTTTGCAGGTAGTGAAGCAGCACAAGATTTAAGAACTGGTGCTGAAGGTGTACTTGGTTCAAGACTTGGTGGGATGATACCTGGAGGATTTATTATAAATGCACTTACTGGATTACCATCACAACTTACACTAGATGCACTTAATAGAGGTGAAGTGCCAGTTCGTGATCCAAATACTCGTATGATTACTGGCACGGAAGGACAGGGTTTTGGTGCAAATCAAACTATGGGAACAATAGGTCAAATGAATCAGCCTGGTGTAGAAGGTGGTCTTAATACACCACAAGTTATGCCAGTGACAGAAAGTTTCTTTCAAGATGATGGGGGTGGGGATAGTGACGATCAGAATATGTTTAGAAGAAGAACAACAGCAGAGATGGATACACCTCCAGTAACACCACCAGTAAGTGATGATCTTGCTTTGAATGTGTTACAAAATCCATTCTTTTTATATTCTGGTAGAGGTAATTTATTTCAGCCTTATGGCTATGCACCAAACACACTTGTTGACTTATTAGGTACAAGAAACCTAACTCAGCCATCAAGTGCAGCACCTAACCTTAATTTATTCGGCAACCCAAGGGATTTTGTATGAACATAGATATGGAAATGGCATCAGAGAATTATAACAGTCTGTCTGAACAGGAAAAAGAAATCATAAGAGAAGCAGTGGATAGTCCACTCATGGGAATTCTTTCAAAGGTTTTTGGTGATGAGTTTGTATCTGCTTTAGGTACATTTCAACGACCAAGACGAAAGATGAATGCAGAGATGCAGCAACAAGTAGCAAATATGTTGATGAGATGAAAACAACATATATTTACCAAGACGGAAATCTTGTTGAAAAATCTAAGAGTGCAAAAGCAAACAGTGTGAATATCATG